AGCTTCTCCTCTGCGCGGGCTAATGCGATCATAGCATCAGCTAGCCTGTCGAGTTTTTCCTCGATTCTATCTAGTCTTTGATCTGTGGTATCTGCCATTAATCTAGTACCTTATCTACGTCTATGAATCTTATAATGTTATAGTCTATATCATGTTCTACTTCTAATTCTTTACAAGATACTCGAACTGATCCTTTATAGTCTCTTGACATTCCGCCTCTTAAACTACGTTCAATAGTACGTTTTGTTTTTAAGCATTCACCTAAGCTTTCGCGTATAGTAAATTCTTTCAATCCACTAGGTTCTCCAAAAAACATGAGTAATATAAAAAATGTCCCTGTTGCCATCTTAGTGCCCCGAATGATCTTGATTTGCTGACGGTGTTCTCATATTACTATTTGAATGTATTAGATCCATAATGTCATTACGAATCTTTTCGTGTGTAGCTTCAAGTTGCTCAATACGTTTTAACATAAAATCAATCTGCAGTTTCTGCTGCTGATCGAATGGTGCTTGTCCACTTTCAATCTCAATTGTTAACTTCTCAATCTCTTCTGCAACGTGTTCAATCATCATAAATTGTTCTGAGTCAGCAGGCAAACTACCCATCTCACCACGTGGCCACTTGATACGAAACTCTGTATTATGTTCAAGGTCTGACTTCATCATAGTTTGTGATGTTTCAAGATTGTTTAATCTTTCTACGATGCCAAAGTATGCCCAAGTTGCAATCGATGCTGCAGCAATCAAACTTATCATATTTCGTAGCGGTAATGCTACTTCAGTATTTTCAGATATTTTCGCCATTTAACACTTCCATCTACGCCTTGCTGCTTTACCTCTTTCGCCAGTCCAACCACGAGATCTTGCACAGAACGACTTGCGACGTTTAGCATCTTTAGATCCACGTTTTACTTTACCAGTAACTGCAGTTTTTAAGTTACCACCAGTTTTTCTATTTACAGCATCGACACCCTTTTGTGTCATACCAGCACCTTTCGATGTTGGAATAAAATGCCCCTTTGAATCACCGTATTTTTTTTCTAAAAATGTTTTAAACTTTTCCATTACTTAAACAATCCACTTAATGCTTTAGCTGCGAGTTTACCTACAATACGATTCTTAACACGTCGTGCAACTTTATTCTTCTTTACAGCTTGTACATCGCCTAAGGCTTTACCAGTCTTATATGCAGCCCTACGAATCTTACCAATAGTAATTTTTTCAGATACTTCTTCTTTTTGTGCACTCTTAATAGCTGCTGCAGTAGGTGCACCCTTTGCACCCTTCTTACGCATTTTTTCACCACGCCTACGTTTAGCATGGATATTTGCCCATAGACCGTTGCCTTCTTGAGTTTCGCCAGGTGTTTTCTTTTTCATAATTTTTATTGATTGATCAGTTCCATAATCAACTTCACCAGAAGTACCAGCTGCTAAAGATGTACCCTGCTTATTTGCTTTTCTTTTGTCTGCTCGAGCTTTAGTATCCTTTACTGATTGCGCAGATTTACCTACAGCAATCTTAAGATTAGGATGAGTCTTACTCTGTTGCGTCATTTCAGCAACTTCTTTACCCTGAGCTTTATCACGATACATCTTTTTGACATCATGTTTCGTTTGTCTTTTTACAGATTTAATCATTGACGGTTGTTTAACCAATTTACGAAGATGATTCTTTACTTCACCAGGAGAATTGCCATCTACATACATTACAGGTAGACCTTCAACATCTACTTTAAATGTCATAGCTTCGTAAAAAGACTTAAACGATTTCATTACTTATCTCCACGTATGTTTTTAAGTGTTCTGCTCTTAGCGAGTGCCATACCTTTAACACGTTTATTACGAGTCTGAAGATCTTTTGAATGATCGCCTTTTCTCATAATAGTTGCAACTGCAGAGTTAGTGGCTTTGTCTTTACTTTTTTGAGCTTTAGCATGATAGCTATTCATTGTTTTTTGATCGAGTTCATTGACAGATTCCTTTTTCTGCTTATCACCCATATCACCACCAGCCTTTTTAGCCGCAGCTTTTGCTAGACTTTTAGCTCTATTCTTAATCACATTACCAAACTGATCTTTAGTTGGAGCTGTAGATATTTTCTTTGCGTTATCAAATGGAGGAGAAGTATCCTTTGATATTCTTAGAGAAGCTAGACGATCAGGTTTATCAATAGTAACTGTACGCTTGGCTTCATCGACAGATTCTACAGCGCGTGCAATGCCTTTACGACGATTGACAAACTTATTAACTGCCTTATCCATCTTACCATCACCGCGCTGAGCTCTAGCCATTCTATCTGCCTGTTTGCTCATATCATCTGCAGCTTTTTTAATGTAACTCTTTTTAGTATCTTTAGAGATCTCATCAACCTGAGTAGCCTCCATTGACTTGACTTTCTTACGAGTACCCATGTTTTTAGTATCAGGCTTACTAATCAAACCATGCACATCAGAACCTGGATCATCTTTACCATGATAACCCTGAGCTTTTCCTGGTGCAAGCTTTTTAATTTTGCCGCCTTTTGCAAGGAATGCTTTTACTGCAGCAGAAGTATCTTCTGGCAATTTACCTTTAGGTTTATTGCCCTGTAATGCTGTCTTAGGTTGCCTATCGAAAATACTCATCGTATTGCGATTATCACCTTTGCCGCTTACACCGCGTTGAGATTTATGAAAACCTCTTTTTGATTTATCAGAACCATACTCTCTTTTTCCAACTTCGCCTTTAGGTCCAATTCTACCTTTTTCTCTTGCAGCTTTTTGTGCTGGTGTATAATCTTCTCTTTGAACAGGTACCATACGAACTTTTGTTTTGCCATTAGCATCTGTATATTTTTCAGGCTTTACATCTGCAGACTTAGCTTCTTTTTTATTATCTGGATGGCCTTTGCCACCATCTGCTTTATTTGCCCATATCGCTTTACGTTGTGCAGCAGAAGCATAACCTTCGCCAATAGCACGTGTATCAGCATGTGCTCTCTTAGAGTGAACATTACCATGATCTTTAGCTTTATCGGCTTCATTTTTAGCATTGATATGTGCATTTTGAGCAGCATATGCATTACCGGTTTTAAGGTGTTTAGCGGCAGTATCATGATGTTCAGCTGCTTTTTGATGAGCTTTTACTGCTCTTAAATCCATTTTAGGTTGTTTTGAAGCAGTTCTATGTGCATGCGCTGCATCTTCATGATCGCCTGCTGTGGCCTCAGTAAGACTGTTTCCTCTAATTTCATCGAATGTTTTCATTACGCTAGATCCTTATCGTGGTTGAGACCACCCTTTTTCTTTTTAACAATAAATGCGTTAACTCGAGCATGACCCCATTGTTGTGGAGTAGTACCTGGGCGATGGCCTGATTTCCAAGCTGCAACACCACGATTATAAACTTTTTGCAAAGTACCTACAGAAACGCCAGATTTTTTAGCTTTATCGGCTAACCCACTGGCCTCATATAGTTTAGCGTATTCGTTAAAACCAATCATTTTGTTTCCTTATTTTTTTTAAGTGTATCTTTAATTCTTGCTCTATCTAGCATACGATCGTGTTTAATTTTATCAATTTTCTTTTCGCGATCGATCTTCTTTTTAGCCATATCAACATCTTCGCCATACATATCTTTAAACTTTTTAGTCCATTTACTTGGCTTAGTTTTTGCTGTTGCATCTCCTGGTGCTTTTTTGTATGGAGCTGCTTTCTTTTCTGCATCAGATTTATTAGCATATGATTTGAAATGTGAAGCTCTACTCTTCTTTGTCTTCTTATTTAGCCCTTTATAATATGGCTTTGGTTGAGTACCAGCTACAGTTGAAACATCTTTATCTTGAGCAACTTTTTGATTGCCTTCTTTTTCAATCAATTCTACACTATCTAACCATTTCCGATATTGACCGTTTTTAGTTTCAACAATAACATAGTTACTACCACACTGAATAATTTTTCCAATTTCAGATGTTTCTTTTATAACAACTGTATCACCTGCAGTAAATAAATTACCATTAATATATGATTCTCTAATATCAGAAACAGGATTTAATTGAATATGATTCTTAAATTCTGTTTGTTCCTTTAGACCCATACCTTTACGGACTGTATTGTAAATAGTTTTTGCATCTTGATTAGAAACGCTTTTAGGTAGACCTTGAGAAAATGTAGTAAAATCTTTATTTGCAACAGCATTACGCATCTTTGATGCAGACATACCCTGTGTGCCTTCAGCATCTGGATCTCTATCACCTGCACTTATAACTGAAATCTTTTGAAAGTTGAAGAAACCATGCCGGCCTTTTTTGCCATTTACTGCGTTTAACCGGGTTTCAAATTCTCTAATTCTATCAGAACCAACTACCATTACAATATTCTTAAATCCTTCATCATAAATCTTACTTGCAACTTCCATAATATTGCGGGCAGTAGGAGATAAAACAATTGAACGCGCATGCTTAGGGAATGCCTTACGAGCAAATTTTACTTTAGTTTTATAATCTATAGGATTTTTATCTTTATCTTGTGATGGCGATAAGAAAATACGATATGGGTTTTTTCCTGCTTTACTAGAAAGAGTGGTCAAAAGTTTTTCATGACCAATAGTCGGAGGATTCATTCTACCAAATGTAAAATAAACCGTCTTCTCTTCTTCAACTAAGAATTTCTTAAACGAAAATTCCATACTATTTTTGCTTCCTTCTATCCATTTCTTTTTTGCGGACGTCTTTTAGTAATCTTTTTGAAAGCATTTCAATCCGTTTTTTCATTGCTGGTTTTTCTAATCTTTTTTCTAATTCCATTCTTTTCTGCATAGGTAGTTCTCCCTTAGATACTCCTTTTGAGAGTTTCTTCAAGAAGAAATTGCGTGCAGCTTTTTGAGAACGTCTTTTAAATCGTGCCATGTCCGGCATGCGGCGTTTTGCCCGCTCACGACCAATCTTAATTTTTGGGGCTAGCTTTCTCATTAGTCGCTTACGCGCTAAGCGTTGAGACATATTCAAAGCTTCGTTGGTTGTATCATCCTCACCATCAGTTGGCTTAGATGTAATCATATTTTTAAAACGTAATGGTTTTCCCATTATTTTACCTTCCTGGTTTATCCCATCCCTTTAATATATCCGGTGAAAAGTTGGCATATGAGAATTCCATACGATCAACAATTTTCACTGCATCACCACCAAGTGTATCAATAGCAACATAACCTTCTTGACCGGTAGTCTTATAACCGTTTTTTGTTTTCAAGAAAGTATCGATACTACCTAACTTATTAAGTATATTTATAAGTTTTAATTTCGCCAGAACGATAGATTTTTGTAAATCAAACATTTTTTTCAAAGAAACTTTGTTTTTTGTCGAAAAAAAGGAAAGAATTTCGTCTAATTTCTTTTGTTGAGCTGCTTTGCCTTTATCAGATGACCGCTTATCTATTTCTTTTTTATACCTTGCAGTAATCCACGCAACCAGTTTATTGACATGCATAGTCGTGTTTGTAACCACTTCACCGCGTCTAACATAGCTGTTATTAAAAGTTTCAATAAGTTGTGCAAGGTCACGATTATTTTCGAGAGTCCTAAGCGTTGAGCCACTAATTTGATTAAAGATTTTGCCTGCATTACTAAGATGTGCATTGACTTCCTCCGTATCTTTTTTAGATAATGTATATTTAGTCATATCTCTTAACATTGCATCTTGAGACCAAACGTTTTTTGAATCTTTTAACTTAGATACGTCAACTCCGTATGATGCTTTTAGAGATTCAAATGACGAGCCCGTATACGTCGTGTGCCAGACAACTCCGATCTTTTTCGATTGTACATGCTTGGCCATCTCCGTGCCTGCAGGTATAGCGTATACGATTGTATTAGGGTGAAAGGTGATATATTGATCCCCTTTAATTCGAGTTTTTTTAACGTCGCCTGGACTAAAGAGAAAATCACCTTGTATAATTCCTTTTATTCCTAGTTCTGGTAAATATTGTAAAGCCAACTTAAGTTTTGTATTGAGATCGCCACTAGTAGCATTATCAATATCATCATTGTTCTTGTATATTTCGGGAGATTTGTTAAAGATCCCTTTTTTCGCCACGAAGAATCTTCCATCGCTAGGATCAATCCCAGCAAACACAGCAGGAGCACCATCCCACTTGAGAGATACATTGCCATCATGTTGACCTCCTAACATGTCTCTTAATGAACGCAGTGCTAATATAGCATCACGCGTACCTTTTACACCGCCATATAAAACCTTATCTTCAATATGAGTCATATGTGTATTTTTTTGTTCTTTAATAAATTCAGCGAATTCCATTATTCATATACCTTTACATAAATTGAAGATTCAGCAGTTTTAGATCCAGCAAAATTTACGAGATCAGAAACAAAGGCACTCGCTTTACCATTGTTTTTATTTTTTTCTAGCATTGAACAAACATGTGTAGCTGCTAATTTACTATGTAGTTGTATAGCTGTTTGTGTTTCCATATCTGACAAAAATTGATTCTTATCACGAATAGTTGGATGTACAGTTTTAGCCATTAGATAAAAATTATTAGCATAAGATGATTTAGCACCTCGGTTTTTTAAATCTTTAGCCATTCGTGTAAGTTCAGCATTCGTAGGCATATTATAATTGATTCTCTTTTTAGCTGATTGAGTTACTTGGGCCCAACTAGCTCTACCACCTCTAGCAGTTTTTAATGTGATCTCCATATTAGGAGATGCAAATGCTGCTGAAGCTCTAACATCCATTTTACTTGTTGCATCAAAAATAACTAAACCCATTTTACTGCGAAAGAATGATGCACCTTTCTTAGCAAATGATGCCATCAACGACGCTCGAGTAAATGTATGATCATCAACTTCTTCTGTACGATTTTCTTCTTTAAGTTTGGCACCAGCCTCTGAAATAATCTTTTTAAGAGATATGCCTACTATTTTTCTATCGTCAAATGCAGCTACAAGATCTGAATTTAGTTTTTGAATACTTTCGTCTGATAGTTCACGAGAAATATTTACTCTTGCTGCTATAGCCCAAATATCTCCAGGATTCCATTTATCATCACCTAATTTTACTATACCAGAATTTTTAAATGCATTATCTTTTAATTTATAAATTG